GCCAAGACGATTCGACGTCAAGAGCTTGAGCGTCAACGAGAGAACACGAGGCAAGAGGTCAAACGCATTTGGGACAATGCACAAACAGCAAGTGATGATCACCAATATCTCACGCGCAAGCGAGTCAGAGCGCACGGCGTGCGCATCTCACAAGACGGGCGATTGATGGTCCCGCTCTATGATGAGAAATATCAACTCAGCTCTCTTCAGTACATCGATGGCAACGGCGGCAAACTTTATCATCAGGGTGGACGCGTTGGCGGTTGTTATCTCGCACTGGGTATGCCGACGGATACGATTTACATCGTCGAAGGCTTCGCAACGGGTGCAACCGTGCGCGAAGTGACCGAGGAGATGGTGATCGTGGCATTCTCTGCGAGCAACTTGCCGAGCGTGACGGGTCAAATTCGTGAGTCATACGGTCAAAATCAGCGAATTGTCATCGTTGCAGATAATGACGCGGGTGGCGTTGGCTTCGCAAAAGCTCACGAAGCCGCAGCGCGTCATGGCGCGCAAGTCGTCATGCCTCCAGAATCGGGTGATGCTAACGATTATCATAATGCTGGTCATGACTTGATGACTCTATTGACTCCGGATATCAGTGATTGGCTCGTGCCGGGTGACGAGTTTTGTTCTCAGCCGGCGCCTATTTCGTGGCTTGTCAAACGATGGTTGCAAGACAACGCATTGATGATGGTTCATGGCCCGTCGGGTGGCGGAAAAACATTCATCGTCTTGGACTGGGCACTTCGCATCGCGGGTGGTGTCACGAACTGGCGAGGTCACAAAGTGACGCCCGGCACGGTCGTCTATCTCGCTGGCGAGGGTCATCATGGTTTGCGTGGACGAGTCGCAGCGTGGAAACATCATCACAAAGTGAAATCAACCAAGATCTGGGTCTCGCGAAGTGGATGCGATCTCAACACGGATGCGGGTTATCAACGAGTGGCGGAATCTTTGCGAAGTCTTGCAGAGCCGCCAAAGCTCATCATCGTGGACACGTTGCATCGTTTCCTATTGGGTGACGAGAACTCGGCACAAGACGCAAAGACGATGTTGGATGCGTGCGCAAACTTGATGAATGCGTTCGGTTGTTCAGTGTTGTTAGTGCATCACACTGGCGTAAGTGATGAGGCTCAACATCGTGCGCGAGGTTCTAGCGCGTGGCGCGGTGCGTTGGACATCGAAGTGTCGGTGGTGCCGAAGAAAGGCGACAAACCGATCGAGATCATACAACGTAAAAGCAAAGACGCGGAGTTGGCGATGAGTCATCAAGCGGAGTTGCGCACGATTGAAATCCCTGGGTGGGTCGATGACGAGGGTGAGCCAGTCAAATCGGCGATAGTCGAGGAGGTGACGCCTGCGGAGAAAGTCGATGAGAAACTAGCAACGCGGAAAGATCGATTTGCTAGAGCCTGGCACGACAACTCATGTCCACTCGATGGGGATCGATTGCCGTGGATCTCAAACAATCAATTGCGTCAATGGCTCATCGATGTCGAAAACTTGACCGAACGCAGTGCGAAACAAGAGATCAAGGCAAGCTCAAAGGGACGATTGATCAACGTTTTGCAATCGGCAGAACTCATCGAGTCAAATACCAACGGTTGGTCGGTGGTCGATGAAGCATGGGCGTCAATGTTGAATCTCATGAGGCTAGCACGATGACATTGGGCGGACTACATCATAGCAGTGGTCAAGATTGTTGGGCGACCCCGCCAGAGTTCTTTGATCGTCTCTCTCGTTGTTATGACTTCAAACTTGATGCGTGCGCACAAGAATGGTCCGCGAAGTGTTCGGAGTGGTACGACGAACAAGACGATGGATTGGCGTTGCCGTGGCAGTCGTGGACGTGGTGCAACCCACCATATTCACGAGTGGCCGACTGGCTACAAAAGGCACATTATGAGGCGACGCTAGGCAATAGTTCGGTGATTCTGATGTTCGCACGCACGGACACTCGGGCCTTTCATCAGTGGGCGCTTAATGCGTCGGAGATTGTATTCCTGAAAGGTCGTCTCAAGTTTATAGATCCAAAGACACGAGAGCCGGGATTGACCGCCCCGGCTCCGTCGATGTTGGTGATCTTTGAAGCTGGCAAGCTCGGCGATTGTCGGTTCACGACGATGCCGGCAAACATCAGAAAACGGTGAAAATCGGTACAATTTTGCCATGTACCAGGGGCCCTGATTTTGGGGTCAAAATGTACCGATTTTGTCAGACAATCGGAAAACGGTACAAAGCGGGTACAAATTGAAATCATGACTGATTCCGCAATGTTATGCTTCGTTATGTACCGTTATGTACCGTTAAATGTACCAATCACTCACTCTCGATTCGTTTGGTACATAACTCTCCCCCCCTCTTAAGAGGGGGGAGAGCATGTACCAACGCGAGTGAGCAAAGTTTCATGGGTTTAATAGACCCCGTTTCGGGGTGCTTTTTATCCGTGCGGTGTCCCACTTGAGAGATCAAATCCGCGTTTAGTTAGTAGGAGGTGAAGAGATGCCAATCAAAGATTTACTCAAGAGCAAAGATGACCCCTTCCGCAATGCTGGTCCAATGGACTTGAGCCAGTGGCGGAGAATACCAGGGCTCTATCGTCGGTGGGAGTTTGCCCAGGTTGTGAACGATCACGATTCAATCAGCTTTGAGCTCGCCGGTGAAGCCAAGGACGGCACCGAGCTTTGGGCGCTCTATCGATTCGAGCCGCTGAAAGAATTGTGAGCGCCGCTGGCGTTGATGGTGCGAAGTGTGCGACACTGGCGGTGTCGGAATTCGCCGACTGGTCAACGCCACTTTCGTTCCTGTGTTCGCATCACTTGATTGATGGCGTTGACCACGGCGGATCTCAAGGGCAGGATTGTCTTCAGGGGGAACGATGTTCGGAGAGGTCAGACGAAAGCCTTGGATCGTGATCGAGTATAGACCGGCGCCAGACTACCCTTGGCAAACGGTCTCGGCTTCGCACGGTAGTCTGGAGGAGGCCTATGACGCATTGCGGCAACTCTGGGGTCCGTTGACTGAGGTGCAGATGTATATTCCGCAAGAGGTCGCGACTCTTTACGATGCGTTGGACGTGGAGAGTGATTGATGACGGTCAAGAATAGGAAAGCCAAGGGAACGCGAGCGGAACATCGTTGTATGAAACAACTAGAGGAACTCGGATATCGGTGCACAAGAGCCGCAGCGTCGCTAGGTGAGTGGGATATTATTGCGATCGGGTCTAATGACACGAGATTGATTCAAGTGAAATGCAATCGACGACCAGGATCCGCGGAAATGACACGACTCAAACAATTCAAATGTGGCGAACGCGTCACCAAGGAAGTTTGGGTTTACAAAGATGGAAAACCACGAGAGCCAATCATTGAGATTATTGGGCCGGTTGGGCCGGTAAAAAAAGCATAAGACACAAGAGGGATCAAAACATGAATGTGGAAGAGATTAAGATAGAGGAGTTGGATCTAGATCCAGCAAATGTTCGTCAGCACGATGACAAGAACTTGGCAGCAATCAAATCAAGTTTGCGTCGATTCGGACAACAAAAGCCGATCGTGGTGGATAGCAAAGGCGTCGTCATCGCTGGCAATGGCACGCTGACAGCAGCGCGATCACTCGGGTGGGATCGAATCCGCATCGTGAGAACTCAGCTCGAAGGTTCTGAAGCAACTGCTTATGCTATCGCTGACAATCGCACCGCAGAGCTCGCGAACTGGGATGATGATGCATTGATGCAACAACTCTCGGCGCTCGATCTTGAAGATTCTGCGCTAGTCGAGGCAGCCGGATTCTCTGCGACTGAACTCGAAGGCATGGTGGATGACTTACTCGGTGAAAAGGATATCAAAGAAATCTCAATCGATGAGGTCAAAGAAAACTGCCTCTTTGTGACGTGCGAGAATGAAGGGCAACTCCAAAGCCTATTCAATGAACTCGAAGAGCGTGGGCTCGAAGTGAAGTTGGTGTGAGATGTTGAAAGATTATTCGGTGCATTTGGAGTCGAAGCCGTCAAAGTCTTTTATGGCGACGAAAGCCGCACAATCGATGGACATCGATATCGAAAAGAAACTCACGCACAAGCTCAACGTCAAAGCGGACGTTGATTCGGATTTCAATGTTGGTTTGATCATAGGCAATTCTGGCTCTGGCAAAACTACATTGACCAAACAGATCTTTGGTGATGATTGCTTTGAGTTCGATTTTGACTATTCAAAACCAATCATTGATTTGTTTCCGGAAGATCTGACCTATGACCAAAGAGCGGGCATTCTTAACAGCGTCGGATTGAGTCAAGTCGTTTGTTGGTTGCGTCCTATGTATACGCTTAGCAATGGGCAAAAGTTCAGGGCTGAAGCGGCTCTCAAAATCGCAATGGCTGATAGCTCGTCCGTTGTTTGCATTGATGAATGGACATCGGTGGTTGATCGAACTGTGGCGAAAATCATGAGTCACGCAATTCAGAAAGCAGCGCGAAGATATGACAAACGTTTTGTGTTGGTGTCATGCCATCATGATGTGATCGATTGGCTGCAACCCGATTGGGTCATCGATTGCAATGATCAACGATATCACGATCGGAGGTTACAAAGGCAACCCCGAGAGGAACGAATCAAATTCGACATCCATGAAGTTGACAAAAAAACGTGGCGAAACTTTAGCCGCTATCATTATCTAAATGAGAATTTGCCTGGAGGAAAACTTTATACGTTTGGATTATTTCACGGAGACAAACAAATTGGATTTCAATGTTTTGCCAATTATGTGCCGGGCAATTTGAAGATCTGGCATTCCAATAGAACCGTGATTCATCCTGATTATGTTGGCTTTGGTCTCGGTTTGAAAATGGTGACAGAAACTTCAAAACTTATGAATGAGCGTTACGGATACAAAATCATGGCAAAGTTTTCCAGCATTCCAATGTATCGATCACGACAAAAAAGCGATTGCTGGAAGCTCATCAATTACGGGTACACAAGTCCGCAAATGGGGAAGATTGCTTCCAAGAATTTGAGAACCAGATCGCTTCGTCAGAAAGTGCTTTGGTTCAGTTATGTATTCCAACCAAAAGAGTCGACACCATGACAACAAAGAAGCGCAAGTCGAGGGCGAAACCAAAGAGCGAACACAAGAAAGATGGACGACCGTTGACGGTGTTATCCGATGCGCAAATTGCGGAAGTTGAAACGTTGGCAGCAGTGTTATCGTCAGAGCAGATTGCGGACTACTTTGGCATAGGTCGGACCACATTTTACGACATCATGAAACGCCAGCCAGAAGTTTCCGAACGCTATCAAAAAGGCAAAGTCAAAGCGATTGGCTCAGTGGCAAAGAATCTCATCGTGCAAGCGAACTCGGGCAATACCACGGCGGCTATCTTTTATTTGAAAACTCAGGCAGGTTGGAAAGAAACTACTCGGCAAGAATTAACAGGACTCGATGGCGGTCCGATTAAACATGAGAATGGCGACGTTCGTGAGCAGCTCTTGGATAGATTGGCTCGCATCGCAGAGCGAAACGGAGAGGAATAAACTTCTCTCTGATCTCAGTGATGACGAGATCGAACTCTTGATGAGTGACTGGCGTTTTAACGCCAGGCCGGAACAACTTGCGCCGAAAACGACTTGGCGAAACTGGCTCGTGCTCGCTGGGCGAGGTTGGGGCAAAACTCGATGTGGTGCTGAATTCATTATCAATGAAATCAAAGACGGCAGAGCCAAACGCGTCGCACTTGTCGGACGAACGGCTGCCGATTGTCGAGATGTTATGGTTGAAGGTCAGAGCGGAATCTTGGCGTGTTCGCCTGCGAACTTTCGTCCAGAGTACGAACCATCCAAACGACGATTGACGTGGCCCAATGGTGCAGTTGCTTCGACGTATTCAGCCGACAAGCCGGATCAACTTCGAGGTCCGCAGCACGATCTTGCTTGGGCGGACGAACTTGCGGCGTGGTCTCGATGGGACTCGTGGGATCAACTCCAATTCGGTATGCGACTCGGCGACAACCCGCGCACCATCGTCACCACAACACCGCGACCATTGACCGCTCTCAAAAGATTAGCCGATGCAAATGACACCCACGTCACGCGAGGGCGCACGAGCGACAACACCCACAACTTGGCGGAATCGTTTATAAACGCAATCCATCAACGTTACGCGGGAACAACGTTAGGCAGACAAGAGCTCGAAGGCGAGCTCTTGAGCGAGTTGCCTGGCGCACTCTTCGCACGTCGCGATATTGAGGACAATCGTTGCCAAGATACGCCATCGATGCAGCGCATCGTGGTTGCAATCGACCCAGCGACAACGAGCAAAGAGGGCAGCGATGAAAGTGGCATCGTCGTTGTTGGTCTATCCAATCGAGATTTTTATGTTCTTGCTGATCTAAGTTTCAAAGGCACGCCCGAGAAAGTTTGTCGCAGAGCGATCGAGGCCTACGACGAATTTAGAGCCGATCGAATCGTCGTTGAATCAAATCAAGGCGGCGACACTTGGCGCACAATCATCGAAGGCATCAACTCAACGGTTGCAATTAAAAGCGTTCACGCATCGCGAGGCAAGCAAGCTCGCGCAGAGCCAGTCGGCGCACGATACGAACAAGCGCGAGTCCATCATGTTGGAATCTTTGAACGACTCGAAGATCAGCTTTGTAACTATGTCCCAGCAATGACTCGTGAGTCACCCGATCGACTCGATGCACTGGTTTGGGCGATCACCGAACTGGATGAATCCACGATGCCGGTGATATCAATTGATCCAAACGAAGGAAGCAGAGGCGCACAAATATGGTTATGAGACGCGGCGAGCCGAGCTTCAGAGGCACAAGATCAGGCCCAGGCGCACGCCAGGCACAAACACGATCGAAGGCAATGGCTGGACAAATCAAGGCAGTCCTTGATCGATATCTCAAAGAACTCGTGGACGAGGAAGTTCGATTGATTCGTGCCGTCGTCAAGAAAAGCATTCAAAACGCCGAAGAGCGTGCCGTGCAAGCATTGATCGGAATATTAACCACTGGTGGTTTGAGAGAAGTTCAAGACGCAGGCAATCGAACGATGAACCGTGGGCAACGATTCATAATTCCGCCAACTTTCCAAGAGAACTTCATGCGTGAGAAGAAAGTGCTGGCGACAAACTTGGTGGAGAATATACGCGAAGAATTCCAACAGAATATGGCAAATCAAATCGGTCAGTGGATGACCGAAGAGCCTGGCATCACATCAAGCGAACTTGCGCGGCGTATTCGATTCTCAACGTATCTCGATGATGCCGAAGTTCTTGCACCCGGACAACGACCCACGCGAGTGAGCCTTCAGCCACTCGAACGCGGACCCGCAATTGTGCGCAATGTTTGGGGTCGTTCGTCACTCATCGCACGAACTGAAATGATGCAAGCGCAGAATCAAGGCAATCTTGCAGCACTTGAGGCAAGTGGCGTTGAGTACGTTGAATGGTCGTCGTCACTTACAGACGGCGGTCGCGGTCATCAAGAACTAAACGGCGACGTGAGACGATTGGGAGATTACTTCACGTTGTCAGACGGGGCACAAATGCGATGGCCCGGAGACGATAGCAGAAACGCAGGCGTCAAACACTTTGCGAACTGTCGTTGTACAATTAGACGACCAAGCAGAGCAAAGATCCGACAACTTAAGGAAGAAGGGAAATTGATATGAGCGACGATAACAACGAAAACGAAAACCCGATCGATATCTTTGAGCTGTACGGTCAGACCGGTCTCAAATCGATGGGCGGTGAGATCACCGAGGAGTTTCTCAATGATCTCAAGAACCCTAAAGGTCGGCGGATGTTCCGCGAGATGGCAGAGAATGATGCCATCGTTGGCGCGTTCTTGTACGCTATCAAGACACTTGTGCGACAAGTTGATTGGACGATTGAGCCAGCCGATGACAACGATGAGGCGCGTGCGGTGGCTGAGTTCGTTGAGGGTGCGCTCTTTGAAGATCTCGATCGAACTTGGACTGATACAATCAGCGAGATCTTGAGCTTTCTGATCTTTGGCTTCTCAGTGCATGAAATCACGTACAAGCTACGCAAAGGGCCAAGACATGAGTCCAAACTGTATCGTTCAAAGTTCGATGACAATCGAATCGGGTTCCGTGGTTTTCCGATTCGATCACAAGAGTCGATCGAAAAGTGGGACCTCGACCAAGACGATGGCGCAGTCCGTGGGGTGATTCAAGTAGCGCCGCCCTATTACAATCGACGATACATCCCAGCCGACAAGATTCTGCTGTTTAGAACTGAAGCACACAAGAACAACCCAGAAGGGCGTTCGGTTCTGAGAAATGCTTACATCTCGTATTATTACAAAAAGAAGATCTCAACATACGAAGCGATTGGCGTGAGTCGTGATCTTGCTGGTCTGCCGTGCATGGAAGTCCCGCTTCAAATGTTATCGAGTAACGCAAGCGCCGCAGAGAAAAGCGTGCTTGCATCGATGAAGGACATGATTCAGCGCGTCGGTCGCGATGAGTACGAGGGTCTGGTGATACCATCAGAAACTCTCAGCGATGGCACGCCGTCAGGCTTCAGACTCAAGCTCTTGAGTGCTGGCGGGCGACGTCCCATCGATGTCAACGAAATCATCAAACGATACGAATCGCGGATTCTAATCTCAGTGATGGCTGAGTTTCTAATCACCGGGCTTGATGGTCATGGCTCGTATTCACTGGTGAGCAACAAGACCTCGCTCTTTGCTCAATCACTCGGAACCTACCTCGACTCAATCGCATCGCAATTCAACGCGCACGCGATACCGCAACTCCTAGAATTGAATGGTATTTCTTACGAGTTCGCCCCAACTCTCAAATATGAGGACGTTGAATTGCCAGAGCTTTCCGAGTTTGCAAGTGGCATCGCCTCACTCGTTGGTGCTGGTGTCATCACGCCAGACGATGCGCTTGAGGATCATGCACGAGAGTTTGCAGGCTTGCCACAAGTCGAGAGAGAGACATCAAGAGAACAAGGCGAACAAGCGCCAGAGGGCGAAGATCTCAAAGACTTACAGGGACTTTATGAGCAAGGGGGCGACGATGGCAACGATTAAGATCCCGGCACCGGACGGTTATCACTGGATGAATACCGAAAATGGTCCGACTCTGATGGAGGGCGATTATGAACCACACGAGGGCGCATCAAATGAGTTTGAGTTTGAGGTCGTTGAGTCACACGATGATCTTGAACTCATCGAGAAACCAGCCAAGTGGGACCAAATTTATGAGGCGATCCTTGAACGCACTGGCGACAAAGAACAAGCTGCCGCGATAGCAACCGCTCGTGTCGGATCTCGATTCGATAAACAAAAAGACGATCCAAAGACGCCAGCCAAGCCAAGCGAACGACGACGAGGCAGCACGCGCAACCCCGAAGGCTCTGCCGGTGGTCAACGTGGCGGCATTAAACTCAGCGATGCAAACATCAAGGCACTCGAAAGAAAACGCGACGAACACAACGAGAAAGTCGGCGACGCGAAAAGTAAACGCGCCAATCTTGGCGCTCTAAAAGCGGTATTCAGACGCGGCGCTGGCGCGTTCTCAACGAGTCATCGACCGAGCGTTAGCAGTCGAGATCAATGGGCAATGGCTAGAGTCAACGCTTATCTCAAGTTACTTCGATCGGGACGACCATCCAATCCGAAATACACCACCGATTATGATCTGCTTCCGTCTGAACACCCAAAGTCAACGAAAACCGAGAAGCGTTTGCTTTTCGTTGTGAGTACGCCTTCGGGTCTCGATGTCGCTCGTGGTCAACACTTATGCGGCATCAGTGGTGAACGATTTGCCAAAAATTATTTGAATCCAATCGGTCTATTGCGAACGGAAGTTGATGTGATCGATCTCGGTGAACTTAGCGATCACCAAGACGACGAGCCATTGGCAGTCATCGCATTAGGAACCGCAGCACGCGAAGTATTAGGCAAGGCGGCAGATCTATCATTGCCGCATCCGGCAGCAATACGTAAAACGCAGCACGTCGATTCTTTGGAACGTCGCGTCAAAGAACTCAACGAGTTGATCGAGAAAGTTGAGACGAGCTTTCTGCCACCCAAGGGCGTGCGCGAGGCAGCACGTCGTGGTCTTGAATTAAGGCGAGAACATCGCAGAGGCGGCACTGCTGTCGGTGTTGCGCGTGCGCGTGATCTTGCAAATGGTCGACGCGTAAGC